CATGCGGGTTTTCAGGGTTTTGCGAAAAACCATCTTTTGCCGAAGCCGTCTAAAAAACGCCGCTCATATTCAAAAAATAATCAGTAATTTTCGATATGAATTTCGATATGAAAAACCAGCCCCGTTGTTGGAGCTGGTTTTCTTTATCTCTGTTCATCACACCACCACACAGTTTCGTGCCGCACACCCGCCGTCTGCGCCTCCTCGTGGGTCATTAAGATGTCAACATGGTTTCCCCTCACGCCCACGTCCAGGGCTATGTATGTCTTGTCTCCGATGATGACTGTGCTGCCGGTCGGTATCACGTCTGGGTCGGTCGCCACGCAGGAGCCGGGATATACCCACTGGCCGCTGGCGGTCAACACCCGGCCTAACTCGTCCTGGTTCATGTGTGCGTACTTCTCAACGCAGTCTGCACAATAGCCGGTAATAATGCAGTCCTCCAGCACGTTGCTTTTGGCCTTTATCGCCTCCCGTATACGCTCGGCCTCATCTGGGGATTCTTCTGCTATATCGTCCGCGTCGCTGTCTGCGATGGCAGCCGCTCCCCATTCTAAGCGCAGGACGGTGTTCGTGGCTTCTACCGGCGCTTTGTCCTCTGCATTGGCTCTCCACGGAGCGATCAGCGCGAAGATCAGGAAAACCAGCAGTACAGCCTCCAGCAGCAGGTGCTTGTGTTCCCGACGCACAACGCGGCGATACTCCGACCGCATAACAACAAACGGTCCGGGGCATAGGCCGAGAGCGGCGGCGCGTGTGATGTTGTCGCTCATAGCGTTATAGATGATTTGTTCCCGTTTCATTTGTCTTATCCTTCTCCTCATACAGCGGACACCCGCAGTTCACAAAATCAGCGCAATACGGGCTATCCCCCTTGCAGCACGCCCACGTCCATTCCTCGTGCCATTTGCAGCCGACACAGCATTTGCTTTTCATGTCCTCACCTTCTTACTCAGTCTGTTCCAGCTTGCCGTAGCGGCGCTCTGGCTCCACCCTGACAGAGTGAAACCGCAGCTCGCGCAGCGCACATAATACCTTTCCGGCACATGAATACCGATTTTGCGCTCCCCGCTGTCTCTTCCGCAGTGGGGGCAAACCTCCAGTTTCCCTCGCGGCTGTCTGTTGTATGTATTCACCGGTCATTCTCCTTCACTCCATGTAATCCCGCCACTTATCCGCGTAGCCCTTTGCTTTCAACGTTCTCGCGTTCATGGTGTACCTGCGCCGCCGAAGCATAACGCTCTTTTCGTGGCAGCGGTCGCAATAGCCCTTTTCCGAAATGTCCTTTGACGCATCCAGCGCAATGTCATCGGTAGGCCGCACGATATACTCCTCTGCCATTTCTTCTATGCACTTGGGGCATAGCTTGGCGGTGCATATCTTGAAAATCGCCTTATCCATTGGGGAGTTCTTTCCTTTCACGCATCCTTTTCTCAACGGAAGCTACAGCGCGGAGGATGTCGTAAGTGTCAACCCGTGAAAGAGGGTCAGCGGTAATGACGTCCTTCCCGATGTATCTCGCATAGTCGTACTCCAATTTTGCTCCCTTGCTCACCTGCCATCCGTGCTGAAAAAGCACCACGTCCGCGCTATCCAGCATAGCAAAGCATATACGCATATAGTCTGCTGGCTTCATGCCCTCCGGCAGCTCCGCCGGGTTCAGGACAGTGTGACCCGCACACTGCAGCGCTGTTTCCGTTTCCTTAAACTCTGCCTTATAATGCGGATTGCCTGTGATACGTCCTGCTATATAAATTTTCATTTCTCCGTTTCCTCCTCCAGCTTGTCCAGCGCCTTTCCGATGAGTTTCCAGCGGTCAACGCCGATGTCCCGCGCCTCCAGCAGGCCAAGCCGCACCACGTCAGGGGCCACCTTGCCGCCGGTAGCGTCGGACACTCTCTGTGCCCAGCCAAGTTTCGTTCTTTGCTGGTAGGCTTGCAGCCGTATAAAAACATCCCGTTTGATCTCCGCCATCGCGCCCTTTGGCTTAAATGGTGTAGCGGGTTCCGCCGGCTGCGGTGTGGTGGCTGGTGGGGCTTCCTCATCATCGATTTGTTCGTTTTCCTCCTGCACCTGCATATAGGCGCCAATGGGGAGTATATCGTCCTTATTGAAGATCTTTATTGCTTGCACGCCATCCGGCACGACCGTATAGATGGTGTCCTCATCCTCCACGCCCAGCGCAGGGAACTCCTCGACGGCGTAGGACGTGATCTCCTCCGGCAGCACCAACACACCCCGCACCAGCCCCTCTATGATATGGTTGGTTACGCCCTGCGCTATCTGCATACCGCCATTCACGCGGACGATCAGCACCTTTCGTTCCGTCATTTCTGCTTCTCCTTTCGCAGTTCATTTACAGCGCATACAAGCTCATTGATCTTGAGCTTTTCGGGAGTGTCCATCCAGCTTTCGGGCAGGAACTCAATCTCTTTCACCTTTTGTGTTTCTTGTACTTCGCTTGCGTTCTCCCACCGCCCAATGCGCTTATAGCCCTTGAAGCCGTTTTCCGCCTCGTACTTGGTGATGCAGTCCTCCTCACCGTCCGTAAAATGTACGGTCGGCTCATAGAACCCACGCTCCCGGCATTTCTCACACCGGCAGATGCTCTTGATGTACCCCACACGACCATCCACGGTTTCCACAAAGTCGCCTTCGTGCAGGCTTCCCGGAATCATCAACGGTTTCATGGAGCTTATCTTGTCGAGCTCATCCTTTTCCGCATATCCGCAGTTCTTGAGCATCCCCCTGATAAGTGCAAAGTCGTACTTGCCAATGCGAGTAAAATTCTGCGGCAGATTCTCTATATTGCCACTCCAGCCCGTCTCCGTCCCATCGTCCCATTTGAAAATGAAGCTGTGAAACCGCCCTGACCTCTCGTAAGAAAACACATATCCGGTAAGCGTTTTGGATAATGTGCCATCGGCGCGTTCCAACCTCGCATAATCTCCCGCATGAAAGGTGTATATCATTTCTGCTCCTCCTTTTCGGTGATATACGCAACTATTTCGTCCACGCACACCTTCACCACAGTAGAGGCGGGTACGCTTTCCGGGAATAGCGCAGTAAACCACAATTTCCACGGTTCGACATCTATCCCGGCGTAACCGACGATTTTTTCTGCAAGCGCACAGGCTTCTTCAGGGGATAGTTTCTGTACTTCGTATTGGATGGGAAACCGCCGGATCAGCGCAGGGTCGAGCCGGTCAAAGCGGTTCGTTGTGCCGACGATAATCACATTGTTGGGGAGCTTGTCCAGTTCCTGCATGAGAGCGATAACGATACGGTTCATTTCCCCAACATCATTTCTTTGCCCACGAGCCATTCCCACTGCGTCAATCTCGTCAAAGCACAGGACACACGGTTCACGCCGCACATAATCAAATATGCGGGCAATGTTGGCTTGTGTGCTTCCCAGATATGAACTCACCAGCGCAGAGAACCGCACATATACGAACGGCAGATTTGCCTTGTAGGCGATATATCTCGCCAGTTCTGTTTTGCCGCACCCGCTTTCTCCGTGCAGCAGAAGCGCGGAGAAATACGGCAGTCCGATCTCTGCCAGTTTATCGGCGGCGCGGTAAATGCGTAGCACCTTTTTTGCTACAGCCTCCTCATGTGGTCTGACTAAGAACTTCTTGTCGGGGAAAAAGGCGGAGTCCTCCGCTACCAAAATGCCCTGCAAGTTCGCCGGCAGTTCAATAAAATTGCTCTTGGTCTCCAGCTTTTTCAGCATCTCGTTCCGAAAATGCTCATCCTTTTTGGCCGTGGTATTTTCTAAAATTAGTTTTGCCTGTTGGCGAGCTCTCCTCATGTCGCCATCGCAGACATACCGCAGCAGGATTTTATCTCGCTCGTTCATTTTTGCTCCTCCACATAGCACCAGCTTTGCGGTGCTTTAGTAATCGCCACCGGAACCATGCAATTTTCATCATAGATACAGGCTGTGCTTTCGTACCCACTTTTGCTGCATGATTTGCATTTTTTCCAAGTGTGAAATTCTGTCAGATCCTTCGGCGTGTCGTAGATTTTCAGGTTGGAGATATGCCACGCAAAGCAATTCTTCCCACCTGCGTATGTGTGGAGCTGCGCTTCTGTAAGGCACGCCTGATTGACAAGCTCCTTTTCTATACGGTGAAGTCCTCCGGTCAGCCTCTTCCAATCATCCGTGCAAACGTTATACAGGGGCGTGACACAATCACATACAAATTCTCCGATGACCTTCCCGTTACCGCATTTATCAAATGCGTTGTGGCTGTGATCATCCGCATAGGAATATCGAGAGCCTGTCCACCACTGCATTTTTGCATCCTTCGTGCAGTAGATATAACACTTAAACGGCGGTTGCAGCTTCGGACGGGTCTTTCGCACCTCAATGGCCTTTTCGCCGCTGACGATCTTCTCGCACCACTTCGGGCGAATGCTGATAAGTACGGCTTTACTCATACCAGTTCTCCTTTCATCCATTCAGTTCTTCGGCACACATCGCCGTCACACTCTTTTTCCTCGCAGTCATCGCAGTCTGGAGCAAAGCCTCTGCAATCCTCCGTGGTCTCTACAAGCAGGCTCCCAATGCCGCAGTTGTCACACCCGCAGTCCTTATAGGGCACAGCCGGGTTATGCGCATCGTTTACGGAGTTCTTGGCGCAGACGCGGCATAGGCAATCCGCGCAATCCGTATCATGCAAAACTTCTCTGCAGTTCATTCCACCCTCTTCTCCGGTGGCACCCACTCAAAGTTGCAGTTACCATACCAGCAGTTCTTTCCGTGATCCTCCGGCAGTTTTTCTGTCAGGTGCTTTCCCTTCACACCGCCGAAATGCTTACACATGATGCATTTTTCCCCCTTGTAGTATTCGATCAGCTTAAACGCCTCCGCCGGGGTGAATGCCCCGCCCAGCTTGCCGGCCACGCTTGCCATCAGGTCGGCCGTGAGTTGGTCTATCTTCGTCTGTTGTGCCTCGATCAAATCAGCGGCGGCATCCAACACTCGTTCTTGGCAACGCTGCTTATCATTGTGGATTGTGCAGCCATGGCACTCTCCCTCGGCACAGCACCGCAGCGCGGTCACGATCTCCTTTTGTGTCATGATTTATCTTCCTCCTCCGGCACGTCCGGCAGCACCACCAGTCGACCGTCCTTGTCTGCCTCGGCCAGCTCACGCAGTCGGCCATAACCTCCACCGATGCTGTTTAGTACAGACATCATAGCGTTCCACTCGCCGTACATACTGTGTACCTCCGCAGGGGACAGTCTTGTGTCTTCGTAGCGGGCGAGGCGCTCCCACGCAGCTTCTTCCCATTTGCAATTCAAGGCACAGTTCCCACCGACTTCGCAACATTCATGGCTGCCAAAATGTGTGCAGCAAACTCCATTTTCGTGCGTGGTTTCATTGCTGTATTTCGTCAGGCGTTCCACGGCTTGTCCTCCTCACTTTCACAGTTGCCAAGGCAATCTCCGAGGGTCACATTCATCCACTCCCTCGTCAGTTCGCAGTAGATAATCAGCTCGTTGATGGAGTTGAAATCTGCCTCAATTCCATGAACGCAGCGGCAGCACTGTCGTTTCTCCATATCACGCCTCCTCTGCCACATAGCACCAGCTTTGCGGCGCTCGCGCCAGTGGGCGCTTCCATTCGCAGTCGAAGCTGTATTCTCCGTTCACATCTGCCACCTGATCGAACGGGCAGCCTCCACACCGCTCCTTTTCGCAATACAGCTCAGGTGGAAACCAGAACTCGTTCAGTTCTTTCGGCTGATCGTAGATTTTCAGGCCGGAGATGTGCAGGCCGTAGCCGGACTTCGACTTCAAATAGGCGTGCATATCGCCGAGGCTAAGGCACGACTGCCGCGCCACATCGTTTGTTGTCGGCTGACCCTCGCCTTTGACATAGTAGCTGCCGCCGGGTGAGCGCGTTTCCAACTCATAGATGCGGTCGCAGGTAAACTCGCCAACGACTTTGCCACCGCCATAAAACTGCGGCTTCGGATAATCCGTTGCAATAAAGTCCTCGTGCGGGTACTTCGGCATCGTGCAGTAGATGTAACACTTAAACGGCGTGGCCATCTTCGGCCGCGTCTTGCGTACCTCAATGGTCTTTTCGCCGCTGGCAATCTTCTCGCACCACTTGGGACGGATGCTTATCATCACGGCCCTGCTCATGCCTTTTCCTCCTTCCACGGCGTATCCACGCACTCCGGTTTCTTGCAGCGCATCTCGATTGCCCACAGCAGATTCCATGCCGCCGCCAGCAGGTGATCCTCGTCCTCCTGCCCGTCCAGATACTTCGCCGCGTGTCGCATGGCACTGTCCAGCAGACTGCTGGTGGGGATGCCTTTATCGACATTATGCGTCCCATACTTGAGTGCCCCTGCCTCGCAGTGCTTGCTTACCTCGATAATCGCCGCCCACGGCAGAAGATCCATGCGACCTTTCCCGCCGTGCATATCACGCTGCGCCCCGGTGCTGAAGGTGGTCCGCTCCCCGCTGTCTTTGATTCCGATTTTCATCTCACATTCAGTGCAAAGGCTTTTTGTCGTGCCTGGCGGAATCGTCTTTCCGCAGTTCATACAAGCTCCCATCTCTATTCTCCCTTCATTTCCTTGTGTCGCTTTTGGTGACAGTTACGGCACAGCGAAACGAGGTTCTGTGCCTCATCCCCACCTCCCTGCGCCACCGGCAGGATGTGGTGTACTTCCATGTTCCCATCGTCGATAGGTATCGCCATGCCATGCCTGTTGACAAAAGCGTGGAACTCTCCGCAGTCCTGACAGGTGAAGTTGTCCCGATATAAAATACGGAGTGAGTATGGATCGCGCCCACGGTTCCACACCGTCATACTGTCGAACTGAGTGCGGCACTCGTCAGAGCAGAAGCGACGCCGTTTGCTTTTTACCGCTCCTCCGCACCACGGGCACTGCCCGTGCTTTTCGTACTGTGGCTTATCGAAAAACACGTTTTCTGCCCCGTACATCTTTACCGCCTCGTACAGCGGCGGGAATGGCCTTCTCTTGCCATGCAGTTCCCAATAACGTTTGCAGATGCTCATTCGGTGTGCCCCTCCGCCTTCGCCAGCGGCCTATACACCGTCTGCACTCCCCTGATCTGCGGTGTTAGCCACACGCACCACATCACGTCCATCAAGGGACTGCCACCACGCCCGTCCTTGAAAAAGAAGTTCGGGCGCCACGTCAGCGGCAATATGTAACTGGGCGGAAATTCCTCGAAAAGGCCCATCCTTCCCTTCGCGTGCCAGTATTGCGACTTCAGGAGGAAAGCGAAGGGCTTGCCCGTGGATGCGGCGCGGCGGATAAAGTCCTCTGCCAACGCAAAGGGTGGGTTGGTGATAATCCAGTCAAAGCCAGAAAGGAACTTCTTGAATATATCGGGGTTCAAAAAATCAAACCCATCGGATATGTCTGTGCCGTATGTGTTGCCATACCCACACGCTCTGATCGTTCCAACCATATCTCCCTCTCCTGCCGCGCACTCCCATATCGCTGTGTCTTTCGGCAGCTGCAGAAAATCCAGAAGAGCCGTCACCACCTCTGGCGGCGTGGGGTAAAAGTCGCTCTCGCGACGTCCAATGGCGCTGTTGCCGCCTGCTATGCGGCTTGCCTGTAAACTATCCATCTCAATACCTCACTCCTATGTAGTCCAGTACCCGCGCATAGCCCAAGCCGTCCTTCGTGGGCTTCCACAGGCCGTCCGTGTCATACGCCCCGCCGCCGATGCAGAACTGGTAGTGCTTCGGGTGCGTTTCTTTCATGCGCTGAAATCGGTTGATCCCCTTTTCCAGATGCGAACCGAAACCGCAGAACATACAGCCCGTTCTTTGGCAGCCAGTGCAATGCAGCTGGCAGTCCACCAGCGTCGCGTCGTAGTCGTTCTCGCCGTCGCTGGCCACGATGTCGCCGTACACGCTGGCGTAGGGCAGCTGGTGGTCTACGATGAACCGCAGCACATCCTGCTCCGTCCAGAAACTCATAGGCTTCCCCATAGGCCGCTTGCCCTCAAAAGCGTTGCAGCCGGTTGCCGTCCACTTAATCATCCGAAGCCGACTTTCTTCCGCCATTATCGCGGTAGTTGGCACACGCTTTTCTTGATGCTCGTATCTGTGCATAGGCGATTTTTTCATGACTTTGCAGCATGAATCGGAAATCAAAAACGGTGCGGGGAGTAAAAACGCCCATTGTTCGCAGTTATACGGAGATTTGTTCCCGTCCTTGTCCAAATACTCGCCCCGTAACCTTTGTGCAGATTTGCCGGTAGGGTTTATTCTCGCGTTTCCGATATACGCTGACACCTCCTTGCTAACGATGCTGTACCCGTACTTCGTCACCACCTGCCGAATGTTCATCTTCGGTCGCAGCCGCACAAGGTTCACGGTGATGTGCGGAAACTCCTTCCGCAGCCAGTCGGCGTACTCGTTGACAAAACGCTGAATTTCTGGATATTCCAGCCCCGTATTGACAAACACCAGATTCAGCGGCCACGGCGGTGTCCGGTAGCCTGCCAGATACCGCGCCGCCAGATACGCCAGCACTGTGGAATCCTTGCCGCCGGAGAAACTGACATAGCACTGCCCGCCCCATGCGGTGTACCACTCGTTCAGCTTTTCATAGGTCAGCACTTCTTTGTCCTGCACGTCCAGTGCCATCAGTTTCTTCGCTGCCTCTTGCGTCAAGGGTCGGTTGGTTAATCCCATCTCTATCCTCCTATAAACTGAACCACAGGTAATCCCGCAGGTTTTTCTTAGCTCTCTGCACGCTTCGACTTATCGTGGACTTATTTACCCCGAACCGATCTGCCAGCTGATCCATCGTCAGGTTTTCCGAATAATACGCCAATAAGTACATCCGCTGTTTCTCCGTCAACATTTGCAGAGCCGCTGGGAGTTTTCTTTTCAGCCGCAGAAGCCGATCCTCGTTTCCCTCTGCTGTCTCTTCCCGAAATTTTTGAACGCCCAGCAGGTTTTTCAGGACAGTTTCTCTCTGCGTAGTCGGCTCTGAACTCCTCTTCAAGCCAATACCCCCTCTCGTAGTATGACCGGCAGGCTCTTTCCGCGCGCCGTAAATCACGGTACACCTTGCGCATCTTGTTTTCTATGTACGGGGATGGTGCCTCTGCCGCCCGCAGCCGTTGTATCTGCACCCGCACCCTCTCGGCGCTCTCTGCGTACTGCTCCGCAATCTCAACCAGAAGCACTTGTCTCTACCTCCCCTCATAACTTGCCTGCAATTTTCCGAAATCTCTTTTGCCCTTTTCTGCGCGATGATGATACCATACCGTGTAAACACCGATTTCCCGGTTTTCCAAAAAAATAATGCAGGGTATCACCCCTGCTTCGCCTACATATGGCCCGTCCCACAGCCACGCGCCACAAAGGTCGTTTCCCTCCCTCACATACATGGCGCTATGCGCCCGCCGAAATTTTATTTTTTTGCCCCGCCCTTTTGGCGGGTTCCTTTTTTCGCTCCGGTTTCAAAACCACCCCCACCTCCTAACTTGCCTATAAATTGCCGTAGCAGCGTCCATTGTCCTCATTACTTCATAAAAACCGCGAGAAGTGACGGGTAAGGGAACATTCGTGGGGGGAGGAGAGTTAAGCGCCGCGGGCGCTTTCCGCCGCCCCTCCGGATTGTAAACCACCCCCCACCGGTGCCGCGCGGCAGTGGCTACGGGCGGCGATGGCCGTCGCAGGGTTGCCCGTCCTGCATTTTTGCGCCATTTTTGCAAGAATATTGCATCACGCCGCCGGTTTCCGTGCGCATTATTGTATATAATGCAAACGGAAACCGCTTTTTCTTGCAAGTTTTCTTGCGTTCCGGGCTTTAGGGGCGTTCCGTCCGTTCTCATAGCAGGGTTTCGCCGCCCTCGGCGGTGTGGCGGTCGGTGTCTGGCGGATGGTCAAGGCGTGGCCCTGCTCCCGCTCCGCCTGCCGCCTGTCTCTGCGCCGGTGGCTGTTGGCCCCGAACATTGGCCGCGGGGTGACTCCTCTCCCCTCCTCCCTCCGCCGCTCTTTTTCGGTGGAGATGGTCGCCCGCTGGTGGTGGTTGCTCTGCTCTGGTGCTTTCTTTCTCCGGCTGTCCTGTTGGGGGCTTTGGCTCTCGGTTCTTCTCTGCTGGGGGTGGTTATATACGGTAGTATATTTAAGTGTTTTCAATCGCGCCCGCAATTAACGCGCGCGCACGCGTAGGGGCTGGCGATGCTTTTTCCTGC